TAATTAACAGGAATTATTATGAATAAAATGAATACCTTTTTAAAGGATAAGTACGACATGAAAGAATTTAATCATGTGTCTCTATCAAATCCAATCCCAGATGTATCTACTGAAACTATAAAAGGTAAACGCTTTTATGTTACACCAGAAGGCAAAAAGTATCCTTCAATCACAACAGTTTTATCAGGTAGAAATAGTGAAGGTTTAGTTAGATGGCGACAATCTGTCGGTAATGATGTTGCAAACAATATTATGAGAACTGCAGCTAAACGAGGTACTGCTGTACACACTCTAGTTGAAAACTATTTAAACAACGAAGAATTATCTAATCAAGATGTGCTACCTGTCGCATTGTTTACCTTACTAAAACCCGAGCTGGATAATATAAATAATATTAGAATACAAGAAGGCGGCTTATACAGCGACTATTATGGTGTTGCAGGTCGTGTTGATTGTATCGCTGATTATAAAGGTGTGTTATCTGTAATTGATTTTAAAACCTCTACTAAAGAGAAAAAAGAAGAATGGGTAGAAAACTATTTTATACAAGGTTCTGCTTATTGTGAAATGTATGAAGAACGATTCGACCAACCAATAGATAGAGTTGTAATTCTTATAGTAACCGAAGATGGTGGTGTACAAACATTTACAAAGTCAAAAGACGATTACCTGCCTTTATTAAAAACAGCAATAAAGGAGTTTAACGAAGGAAATGAAACAAACACTTAAAAATACTTTAGGCATTAGTTTAATTGCCATATACTTTTATGTTTTATTATCACTATTAACTTTTGCACAAGCAGCAGGTTTACTTTTAAGCGTACCAAACGCAAACGAACCATTAGATAATACACCACAATACAATATTGAAGGAATGGTTCAACAACAAATACCTGTTTTCTGTGGTGATTCAAGCTTTATGCTTACTAGTTCAATAAAACTAATGAAAGAATCACATATATTAGTTGGTGAGATTAGAGAAGGTGGTCTACCTAATGGTAAAGTTATAGGACTTTTATCTTTTGGTCATAGTATCGAAAGAGATACTGGTACTTTTTTTATGACATTACCAGGTATAGGACCAGATGGTCAAAGCATGACTTGTATATTAGGATATGGTATGAATTGGAAGTTTTTTGATGATGATGGTAACCCAATGATTTTACAAGATTCTCTGTGAAGGTAATGAAAGTAAGTAGTATGGACCTGGGTGCAATACCCAGCGCCTCCACCATGTTATCATCCTAAATAGACCGAATAAGGGGGCGAAATAGGATCGACAGCTATTAGAAATCGTACTGGAGAGGGTAGTCGGAAGACTCTAAATTCATTATAAACGCAAACAATAATAACTTTGCTTTAGCAGCCTAGGCTGTTAGGGGTTTGCCAGTACCTTGCAACAGAAACTGGCACTACAGCTTGACAAGATATAAAAAATATAGTATAATGATAACATGAATAATTATATACAGATATACAAAGATGTTTTAGATCCCAGTTATTGTAAAGATTTAATTCATAGGTTTGAAAAGAATAAAGAACATCATGAATCACATGAACAAGGACCTATGTCATTCACACAAATTAATTTTAATCAGCACTTAGAATACCAAGAAGATGTTACACAACTTTCTAATGTTTATAGTGAGTATGTAAATAAGTACAGAAAAGATTGTGCTATACATCAAACACAATGGCCTCAACAATATGCCTTTGAAGAAATAAGATTAAAAAGATATTTAGCAAACAACAAGGATGAGTTTGCACCTCATGTAGATTCAATGAACATAGAATCTGCTAAAAGATTTCTAGTATTTTTTATATATCTAGATGATAACGAAAGAGGAGAAACTAATTTTCCTCAGTTAGGCCTGGCGTCACCTTGTAAACAAGGGTCTTTATTAATGTTTCCTCCTTTATGGCCTTGGGTTCATGCAGGTATGAAACCAGTTAAAAAATCAAAATACATGATAGGGAGTTACTTACATTACACATGAGCATAATCACACCAAACAAATTTGCTATAATAGTTGAAGATATAGTAAGAAAGAAAAGATGTAATTATATAGACGCTATAGTTATATATTGTACAGAAAATCAAATAGACCCTTCAACAACAAAGTCTATGATTAATAAACAACTTAAAGAAAAGATAGCATACGAAGCACAAAAGTTGAATTTGATGAAAGAAAAAGTAGCTAAATTACCAATATAGAAAGGAGATAGATTATGGGATTATACAATTTTGTTAATAATATGTTAGAGAAGCTTATTGCACCAGCACAACCGCCTCTAATATTAGACGAACCAATTACTAAAACTGACCTTAAACATAAGACAAAAAAAGAGTTAGAAGAAATTGGCAGAGATTTAGGCATAGAACTAGATAGAAGATTAACTAAAGATAAGTTAATAAAACAATTAGAAAAAGTTATATAATAAGGAGTTATATTATGACAGGAGCAGAAATAGCAATAGTAGTGTTTGCAACATTATGGATTGTAGGAGTAATATCAGGATGATTACACTATTCGATAATAAATTTAGATTTAGAGTAGGCGACAGCGATGAAAAAGGTGGTTGTACATTCAATGGTGGTTGGGAAACTAAAACCACAAACGATTTATTCAAAGATAAAAAAATTGTAATGTTTGGTTTACCAGGTGCATTTACACCAACTTGTTCAGGTGAACAGTTACCAAAATATGAAGAACGATATGACGAGTTTATAGCAAATGGAGTTGATGATGTTTATTGTATATCAGTAAATGACGCTTTCGTGATGAACGCATGGGCAAGAGACTTAGGTATAGAAAAAGTTAAGATGATACCTGATGGTGATGGTGCGTTTACTAGAAGTTTGGGTATGTTAGTAAATAAACCTGCTCAAGGTTTTGGTTTTAGAAGTTGGAGATATTCTACTCTTATTGATAATAAAAGTATAGTACACACAAACGAAGAACTTGGTATTAATAATACAGGTGCTGATGATGATCCTTATGAAGTTTCAGACCCAGACACAATGTTAGAATATTTTAACACGGCGAAGTAAGTGAATGGTTTTGAAATATATAAAATCTATTTGGCAATCAAACTCCACTTCACAAGTAAAAACCAGTCTTACGACTTTCATAAACACAACGGTAGAACAACTGCAAGATTGGCGACCTTTACTAAAAGAAGGGATAGGTATTTCTTTCACAAGCTTAGTAAATCTTATAACGATAAGTCTATTGTTGATTACTTCCTTAGTAATTTTGTTTCTAATACTAATATATGGGTTGGTGACATCATTGGTCAAACTGGCGATGATACTTATAAACAATGGTCAAAAAAATTAGAAGCATTACATTATTATTATGAACAAGATATTGATTATATTATAGAGAGAATGACAACAAAAGATATAAAGTTTAATGATTTATTCTTATCAGTAGGCGGTCAACACCCACCTATTGTTAAGATGTTTCTATCAAAGAAGATAAACTTTGAGACATTAATAATACTAGACGATATATTAAAGTTTACTAAAAAACTAAACAAAGATATTACAGAGAAGGTATTGTGGCCTAAACTATTTGATAGAATGATAAGATATAAACCATTCTTATCATATAATATTACAAAGTATAAAATATCTTTAAAAAATAAACTAAAGGATATAGAATCATAGATGGGAACTTTTACTGTTTCAAGTGGACTAGGATTATTGTTATGTGGTATCATAGTAATGGCAGTTATGGGTATTGTTGGTCTATGGGCAATAAATAAATTGAAAGATGAGGAATAAATGAGCGAAAAAGATAATTCATTTACTGGTAATCAAATAAAACAATCAAACATGGTTTTAGGTGAAAGTATTAGTAAGTTTGAACTACCAGAACAATTTACTAATGATATAAACAATCTATACGATAAAAGTAAAGATATGTTACCAGATTGGAATACTGAACTTGCAGGTAAAATTAAAAAAGAAAGTTTAGTTAATCCTATATTAACAGATGATATGAATAAAATATTTAAAATGTGTTTTCATCAATACATGGTAAGTTCTGGTTTATTTACATTAAGAACACAAAAATTAAAACTAGACAATGCTTGGATAAATGAAATGAAAGCAGGTGAATATAATCCTGCTCACTTTCATTCAGGTAAAGCAAGTCTACTAGGTCTTTCCTCTGTTTTATTTTTAAAAATACCTAGTACATATGGCAAAGAAGCTTGTAATGATGACGAACCAGCAAATGGTCATTTAGAATTTATAGGAGGCAATCAACATACTTTGGCCATTTCTCAATATAGATTAAATCCTAAAGTTGGTGATTTTTTTGTATTCCCATATACTTTAGTACATACAGTTTATCCATTTAACGGTACAGATGAGGTAAGAAGAACATTATCATATAATTGTGATATAATACCACAAACAGAGCAAGATATAAAAGAACAAAATATGCAAAAAACACATGGTGTTTCAGCGATGTAACAATTAACAAAGGAGATGTATGCCAAAAATGAGAATATTTAAATTTTGGAATGAGACAGGTGATGAGAAAGAAAAAGAAGCGATGAGTTTAAAAAGAGCAGTAATGGCTGTTCAAGGTGACTACAAAGATAAATTTATTGGTGTAGAATATATCAGTAAAA